GGCTGGAGCAAGAGAAACGCTATCGGGAGCTCAAGGCCGATCGCCACCTGGTTCGAGGTCGTGAAGTCACTCGATCGATCCTCGAGAACTCTCTGACCAAGGCAGGAACGTACGCAGCAACCAAGGCTATGAAGACGGCTTTCGATAAGTCGTTCGATCCCGGTAAGACCGGAAAGTCAGCCGGAGAGACGCTAAAGAAAGCGGCAGAAAAGGCTAAGGAAGCAGCAGAGGCTGCGTCAGTTGTCGCCGAAGAGGCGCATAAGACATATAGCTCTACTGGTGGCCTCGATCGTAAGAAGCTACCTAAGGCGTCTACGCCAAAGCAGATCGAGAAGCCGAAGTCGTATAAGCAGACCAAGCCTTCTCCCAAGAAGAAGCGCTACCCGCGCAACCCTGGGAGCACAGCTAAGTAATGCTCTCGAACACCGCAGTACCAAAATACTACGGGCAGTTTCGAGATGCAGTCGTCCGAGGAGAGATTCCGGTATGCGAAGAGATCTCATGCGAGATGAATCGTATCGATGCTCTTATCGCAAACCCAGAATATTACTACGACGACAAAGCTGTAGAGGGATTTATCGCTTATTGCGAGAACGAGCTCACGCTGTCCGACGGAGCCGACCTCCATTTGCTCGACAGCTTCAAGCTCTGGGCCGAACAGCTCCTTGGCTGGTACTACTTCGAGGATCGCCAGGTCTTCGTCCCGTATGAGGATGGAGTCGGCGGTCGATACGAGACCAAAACAGTAAAGAAGCGCCTTACAATCAAGCAGTATCTGATCGTTGCTCGTGGAGCGGCGAAGTCGATGTATATGTCACTCATCCAGAACTACTTCATGGTGATTGACACTACAACGACGCATCAGATCGCTACGGCTCCGACCATGAAGCAGGCTGAAGAGGTGATGGGTCCTTTCCGGACCGCTATCACCCGAGCCAGAGGTCCGCTGTACAAGTTCCTGACTGAGGGATCCATTCAAAATACAACTGGTGCGAGGGCTAACCGCCAGAAGCTGGTTGCTACGAAGAAGGGTGTGGAGAACTTCCTCACCGGATCCCTCCTCGAGGTTCGACCCATGTCTATCGACAAGCTGCAGGGTCTTCGACCCAAGGTTTGTACAGTAGATGAGTGGCTTTCCGGCGACATCCGCGAGGACGTGGTCGGTGCACTTGAACAGGGTGCCTCGAAGATCGATGATCCAGTAATCCTGGCCGTCTCGTCCGAAGGAACCATCCGCAATGCGGTGGGCGACACCATGAAGATGGAGTTGCTCAAAATCCTGAAGGGTGAATACATCGCCCCTCACATCTCAATCTTCTACTACCGCCTTGACGACATCAAGGAAGTAGCAGATCCTGCTATGTGGGTGAAAGCCCAGCCGAACATCGGCATCACTGTCTCTTACGATCGGTACCAGCAGGACGTCGAGCGAATGGAACAAGCTCCAGCTGCTCGAAACGACATCCTCGCCAAGAGGTTCGGAATCCCCATGGAGGGATACACCTACTTCTTCACCTACGAGGAGACAATCCCGCACAGGAAGAACACCTTCTGGAACATGCAGTGCGCCATGGGCGCCGACCTGTCCCAGGGTGATGACTTCTGTGCGTTCACCTTCCTATTCCCACTGAGGAATCAGGCTTTCGGCGTAAAGACGCTGGCATACATCTCTGAGCTGACGCTCATGAAGTTGCCTGGCGCTTTACGTCAAAAGTATGACGAGTTTATCCAAGAAGGAAGCCTCCGGGTTATGGAGGGCACCGTCCTGGACATGATGGAGGTCTATGAAGATCTGGACCAGTACATCGACGAACAGAAGTACGACGTCTCGGCATTTGGGTTCGACCCGTATAACGCCAAGGAGTTCGTAACCCGGTGGGAGCAGGAGAACGGACCGTACGGTATTGAAAAGGTAATTCAGGGTGCTAGAACCGAATCGGTCCCCCTCGGGGAACTGAAGAAGCTTGCCTCGGAACGCCTTCTCATCTTCGACCAGGAACTCATGTCCTTCACTATGGGGAACTGCGTGACTCTCGAGGATACCAACGGAAACCGGAAGCTGCTGAAGAAACGCTCGGAAGAGAAGATTGACTCAGTAGCCGCTCTGATGGATGCCTTCGTGGCATACAAGATCAACAAGGAGGCATTCGAATGAGCAAGGAGGTGAAATGGGTCTTAGTGATCGATTGAGCCACGCCTGGAATGCGTTTACCCGATCGCCGGACAAGAAGAACTTCACTCCTGAATATGGAGCGTCATTCTTTGGTAATCCGAGCGTGAATTACCGCCCCGTTGTCGGGGATCAGACGATCGTCACCAGCATCTACAACCAGATTGCTATCGACGTTGCGAATGTTCCTATCCGACATGTTCGGACAGACGACAATGGTAATCTCAAGAGCTACATCAACAGCGATCTTGATGACTGCATGTCGCTCAGTGCCAATATTGACCAGACAGGACGTGGGTTCTTCCAGGATCTCGTCCTTACTCTGTTCGAAGAGGGCGCAGTAGCGATTGTTCCTGTGGATACGAACGTCAACCCCGACATGACTCAGGGATACGACGTCCGTTCTATGCGCGTCGGTAGTATCATTCATTGGTACCCTCGGCACGTTCGAGTCGAAGTCTACAACGACCAGACTGGACAGCGGGAACAGCTGACTCTTGATAAAGAGTTCGTAGCGATCGTCAACAATCCGCTCTACAGTGTGATGAATGCTCCGAGCTCTACGCTGCAGCGACTCACTCAGAAGCTGCATCTGCTCGATGCGATTGATAGGCAGTCTGGATCCGGTAAGCTGGACATTATCATTCAGCTTCCGTACGTGGTCAAGACCGAGCTCAAGAAGCAGCAGGCGGAAGCCAGACGAAAGGCTATTGAGGAACAGCTCGCAGGTTCGCAGTATGGTATTGCTTACACCGACGGTGCAGAGCGGATCACACAGCTGAACCGACCATCCGAGAACAACCTCATGAGTCAGATCCAGTGGCTCACTACGCAGCTGTACAACCAGCTCGGAATGACCGAGGACGTCTTCACCGGCAAGGCCGATGCTCGACAGATGCTGAACTACCAGAACCGAACGGTTCGTCCAGTTCTGAAGGCGATCACGGATGCCATCACCAGGACTTTCCTCACCAAGACTGCCCGAACGCAGAAGCAGCGGGTAATGGCGATCGAGGATCCGTTCCTCAACGTCCCGCTGGAGGAGATGTCCAAGCTGGTCGACTCCGTCAAGCGTAACGAGATTGGTACAGCCAATGAACTTCGTCCGAAGTTTGGCTGGGCCCAGTCCGAAGACGAGACGGCAAACCAGTTGGTGAACTCCAACATCAATCCGATGGGCGAGGAACAGCCGCCTGGCGAAGAGCCGGTCGACGAAGTCCCTGCATCGGAGGTACCAATTTCCGAACTGATGGAGAGTAGTCAAAATGGCAGTTAAGTGCGATTTCTCTGGCTACGCCACGAAGAACGATGTTCGGTGCTCGGATAACAAGGTCATCCGACACGGGGCATTCGCGGCGTACGACGGGAAGACTGTACCTCTGGTCTGGCAGCACAAGCACGGAGACGTTGAGAACGTCCTTGGGCATGCCGACCTGGAGGTTCGTGAGGACGGCGTCTACGCCTACGCCCACCTCAACAATACCGATCGTGGCCGGACCGCTCGAGAGATGGTCAAGAACGGCGACATCAAGGCGATGAGTATCTACGCCACCCATGTTCGGGCTCGGGGCAACGACGTTGTCCACGGCGAGCTCGTCGAGGTGAGCCTGGTGCTCCGCGGCGCCAACCCGGGTGCCCTCATCGACCAGGTCTCCATCGAGCATGGCGACAACGGCGATGAGATCGAGGCTGTCATCTACACGGATGAGCAGCTGGACTTCGTTTCTCACGGCGATGACTTTGAGGACGAGGATGAGGACTTCGACGCGGAGGAGACGGATGACGTCGAGCACGCTGAGGAGGAGCCGGATGCCGATGAGGCTGAGGGCGACGAGGATGACCCGACACTCGGGGAGATCTTCGAAGGGATGACAGAGGAGCAGAAGACGGCGGTTTACGCCATCGTCGGGCAGCTCGTCGATTCCGTAGATGAAGAGGCGGAGGAGTCTGAGACCGAAGAGGCCGAGGACACCGCCCATTCCGACACAACTGAGGATACTATGGCTCACAAGAACGTGTTTGAGGGCTCCGCTACCACCGAG